TTCTGTCGCCCAATCGTAGACCACGGTGCCGTTCTTATCTTTCACCTTCGCATCGGTGAGGCAGTTGAACCGATGGTACTCAAAGGTGAGGTTGAAGTTCTGGCCGATCTTGAACTGGCGACGGCCGACTTCGCTTTGAAGCGTCTTCAGCGCCGTTTCCGAGCCGAATGCACGGATTCCCAGGAGTTCGCTCGCGGTAATCCGCGAACTGTCGGCGACGCGCATCGTGCTGAATGCGCGCGCCTTGCGAATATCGCCTCCTTCCGAGTGCGGGGCACTGCCGCGCGGCGAGAACGGCAGAATGATCGCACCAGTCTCGCGTTCCTCGATCCAGACTTCCGTTGTACGAACCGGATCGGGCACCCAAAGACCGGGAATCGAGCCGAGAAAATCCGGAACGAAGTCCATTTTGTCGATCGCCGCCGTCAGCGAGACAGCGCTGAAGGCATCCTGCTTGAAAACGTCCATCGTAAGCATGGTCGATGTTCCTTATGGTGGGTTTTGCTTCAGCGCAGAACGACATCGCCGGCAGCTATGCCGCCGGCGCTATGCCTTGCCTTCAGCTTTTCGGTTGAGTGAGCGGCGCTTTACCGGCAGACGATGCCGAGCGCTTCGAGCTGACGAACGGCCTCGGCTTTCTGAACCGCAGTAATGCCGGCGGGCCAGGTCAGGTCAGCCCCGCGAACCTCGCACGGGCCGCGAACGATCGCGGCAATATTCGCGGTTTCGCCCGCGCCAGTGACAGCGCCATAGACGGCAACGCCGGCCGCCTTGGCGAAGTCGCCGGTCTTGGTGAGGTCGAGAGCAGAATACTCGTAGTCGTCCTGCTCGATGCCGACATTGATACTGAATGCGTCGCCAACAACGAAGTCGGCGGCATCGGCAATCACGAACTTGATCTGATTGGCGAATGTCGCGCCAACCGCAACGCTGCCGATCTGCACACCCTGCGGATCAAAGACCGCAAAAGTCCCTGCGTTCGAGGCCGGTTCCACACAGACAGCCCGATAGCGGCCGTCTTGCGCACCATCGAGGACCGGAGTCGTCGGGTCCATCGTGATCGCGCCGGAGCCCGCAGTGTTGCTGGCGTCAGCCGCCGCCGAAACGGTCGTGTTGGCCGCAACCGCGTTGCGCGCGAGCACCGTGCCCGGAAGGATCGTCTGCGACGCCGCAATCGTCACGGCTTCGCGCGTGTAGTAAGGCCCATTGCTCTCGCTGATGATGAAAGCGCCGGGATGAAGGGTTTCGGTAAGGGTGACCATTTTTCACCTATCTGGATGATGTTGCGGCGCTGCCGCGGGGTCTCGCCGGGCGCTTACTGACGCGCGCCGAACTGCTTGTTGATGTTGGCCGCCACTTCCTCGGGCGATAGCGTTTCGGCCGAACCGCCCGGCTTGCCGGGATCAAGAGCCAACCCGATCGGGCTGTCCGCAGACCTCGCGCCCGGCGCGGTCTCTTTCGGGAGCGCCGCGAGAGTTACCTTTGCCGCATCGGCCGACATATCCGTCGTCAGGGCGAGCGAGAGCGCCGCGGCATGGCGGCCTTTGGCTTCCTCAAGGGAGGTGATCGCCTTGATGCGCTCGCGCTCGGCGGACGCCCCCTCCTTGATGCCTTCCGCCTTCGCGCTGGCAACAGCAGTTTCCTTCTCTTTCGCAGCAACCTCGCGAGCTTCCGTTGAAGCCGCTGCAACAGCCTGATCGACGTCCGCTTGGGTGAACGTCTTCGTCGTCTTGTCCGTCATTTCTTCGGTTCCCTCTACTGGGTTCAGTTCACCCGCAAATGCGGTCACAGCGTCCACGACAACCCCGGTCCCATCGACAAGGCCGACGCGCTGTGCTTCGTCGGCCATGTAGGTGAGCGCTTTGGTTGCGCGAACGTCTTCCTCCTGCATGCCGCGATTGCGCGCGACAGCCTCAACAAAGATCGAGTAGAGTGCCTCTGTGCGCTCGCGCAGCCGCGCTTCGCCGGCTGCATTCAATCTCTTGTGCGGATAGGTGTCGGTCTTATGGCCGCCCTTCGGTGCATCGATGAGCGTGACCTTGATCCCGGCTGCATCGAGAGCACCGGAGATGTCAACGTGCATTGACACAGTGCCGATGCTGCCAACCCCGCCGGTTCTGGTTACAAGAACGCGATCAGCAGCCGATGACAGTGCATAGGAGGCTGAGTACGAAAACTCACAGAAGGCACGCATCGGCTTCTTGCCACGCTGCGCATAGATGAAATCACAGAGGTCCATGCACTCCTGAACCTCGCCACCACCGCTATCGTGCAGCCACGCGATGCCCTTCACATTTTGGTCGGATAGCCCTCGCTCCAATGCACGGCGCAAATAGGTGTATCCAGTCGCGAGCGAGCCGACGGCGAAAGAGAAATCTGCGAGTAGAATTCCCTTGACCGGAATTTGCAGAAGCCCATCAACAACGACGTATGGACGATATTGCGCCTTCCAGCTACCCGGCTCCGGCCAGAAGCCGTCTTCCGAAGCCGTTTCGGTCAGCATATCGCAGAGGCGATCGACGCCGGACAGAGATGCAAGCGCGCCCTCAAAGCGGTCAATAGCCTCGGCTGCCAACATGACCGGCGCATTCACGAAGCGCGAGAAGAGTGGGCTGCCCGTCGCCTCACTCGATAGGTTGAATTCGCGCATTCCGTTCACCATCGACGCGCCCCGCCGCGGATCACAAACCGCCTCACCCGCCCCGGCACGTCAGTTCCGTTCGCGGCAGCACACTCGCTTTCCGCCGCGTCCAACTCGGCCTTGAGGCGCGCCAGATCGGCGCGCACGAAGCGCACTTCCTGGTCTCCCTCGCTCGTCGAGTGCCGGATCAAGCTTTCCGACGCACCGCTGATCAGCGCGTAGTAGGCGCCGCGTAGCGCGTTGGCGCGATCGCATGGATTGGTCCAATCGACAGCCATCGCGTCAGTCCTGTGTCACAAGCTTGTCGGCGACCGGATCGGCCGGCGCTGGCTCCAACGTGTCCGTCTCGGGCAGGCCGAGTTTCGCGCGCAGCTTTTTCTCGCGATCGCGCTGTTCGTATTCGTCTTCCCAATCGAAACCGAGATCAGCGCTGATCCGCTCGTCAGACATGATGCCGAGGCGCTTATAGACCTCATGCGCCTTGGCCGTTTTCAGGTCGTCGGCCTGCGGCTTTGCCGGGCCGCGCCATTCCGCGCGGCACACAGCGTCTCGATTTTCGAGAAATGCCTCGATCCCGCCGGGGAACGGAAGCCGGCCAGCCTCGATTTCTTCCTCAAGCCACGCCTCGTAAACTGTCTGGTAGAACCGACCGACGATGTTTTGCCGGCGGGCGAGAATGATCGGCCATGTCTCTGACGTCGCCATCCGGACCGACGAATAGGTCGCGCCGCTGTAATCGCCCGTCAGCGTCTCGAAGGTCATGCCGAGACAGCGGGCGATTTCGCGCAGCAAGAACTTCGCGAACGCCTCATATGTCGCGTTTGGCGATTCCGAAGCGTGAAATTCCAGCTTTTCGCCGGGGAACAGATGCGCAATCCGGCCAGACCGCCCTAGATCGATCTTCGTCGACTTGTACCAACTCGTTTTCGCGGAAAGATAACCGTCGATCGATGGGGACCCGACGCCTTGCCTCTGCTCTTCCTCGTCTTGAAGCGCAGAAAGAATCTGCTCGGTCGGCGCCTCACTCTGAATTGTTGCTGCAAAGATCGCCTGGATCAGTGCGGCGGTCAGTGTCGCATCCGACAATTGATCGAACTGGCGGACGACGCGCAGGGCAGGAGCCATCGGCGTGATGCCGCGAACCTGATCTGGCAAACCATCGAAGATGTGGAAGACCTGCGGGCGCCCGAAACTGTCGCGCGCGGGGACGTCGACCGTATCTTCGTAATCGTTCCCGATCTTCAGACGGAGCCGGTAACCCTTTGGGAAGCCCCAATCGTCCATCAGGACGCCTTGGAACATCCGGATATTGTCGCCGTCCTGCGTCAGCTTGTGGGCCGGCAGCAACTTGACCTTCGTCTTGGTGCGAGACGCGCGGCGGCGGACGGCAGGAAGCAGCCCAAGGGCCTCGCCGTGGCTGAAGTAACTCATCAACACCGAGCGGGCCAACTGGCCCATGTTGTGCTTGCCGGCAGCGTCGCACTCGATCGGATTGTCGGCCCAGCCCTCAAAGCGGCGCTCCACCGTGCGTGCCCACGAACCGGCCTCGTCTGTCGTCCAACCGAGAACGTCGAACTCTGGCTTAGACGCGAGCCGCAGGCCGTTGCCGACGGTGACCGCTGTCGCCTGCTCTACCGCGCCGGCCAGCCAGCCAGAGTTTTGCAGGCCATCCACGGCGCGCGCCGCGGCTTCGATGTAGCTCGCGCTGACGTCGTCGCGCTGGTCGCGGAGCGACGGCGTCCAACTGAAGAAGAAAGGGGTCTCATTCCCGCGCATGTAATGCGCACTGGTACGCCCATGTATGGCAGGTACTTGCACAGGGCGCGCATTTGTCCCGTCGCTTCCAATGCGGAAGCGCGGTTTTGCCTGTGCTTGCATGCAAATTACCTGTTCAGGTCTTCAGCGAACCGCGAGAAGCGGTCGTTATCTTTTGGCTTTGCCGATGAAGGAGCCGCCGAGTTGTCACCCTCAACTGCCGCTCTCCGACGGCGCGCGCCCAGCTTGATGTGTTGCACGTTCAGCATGTAGCCCGCGGCGGATGCCATCGCCTCGGCGTCGAGGAAATGGTTGTCGCGGGCCTTCTCAATCCAGACCGGCTTTCCGCCCGGTCCGCGCACCATCGCCTCGGCCACTATCTGCCGGCAATAATCCTCGGTCACGTCCTCTGGCAGATGCCACGCGCCCGGTTGATCGAGCGGCCACGCCAAGCGCTCATGCACCCACGATTTCCAATGGTTCGGATCGAGCCGGATAAGGTCGAGCCCATACTTCGACTGCTTGCCCTGCTGCGTGACCTCGATCTTTCGCCGCACCAGCGGCGTCACCATCGCGTGGGAACTGCCCTTAGTCGCGAAAACGAAACTGCGGAAGCGCCGCGCGAACTCGTAGACGCGATTAACTGGCACATCGAGCTTCTTGCCAGGCCGAAATCCGCTATCGACGAACGCCAGCTTGATCAACAGGCCATCGATCGGCGCGGTCAGCAGTTCTGCAAGATCATCCCAGACCTGCGGCTCCGCAGTGTTGCCCCACAACTCACCAAAACCGACCAGCCACGACGTAGCGCGGGCGCCCCA